TTAAAGAACTCTAACAATATCTCAGTAGGTAATGTTGTTAATTGTTTCTTCACTACTTCAAACGGATTTAAGACTGGCAAAAGCACAATAAAGAACTTAGATTTTTCTATGTTTCTTATAGGACAAATATCAAAACTTGTAGCTAAGTACGGTAAATCAAATGTACAAGCCTACTGTGTAAGGGAAATGATTACAGTAGCATTTACAAAAGCATACGGAGACTACAACGCTATGACCTACTTATTTGAAGAGTACGCCTTATTGGCTAAATTACAACACCCATCAGCTACATCAATAAGCAAATTTAAACCACTTATGGAATTCAACCTATCAAAGTATAATAGAGATGCAAATAACTAATGAAGATAATATGCTGCTAATGGCTAGGTACGAGGATAATCACTTTGACTTGGCTATAGTAGACCCACCTTATGGTATTGGTTTTGGTGCTTTTAATAGAACAAACAAAGCAAGTGATGGAACAAGAATAAAATCCGATAAATACAAAAACTCTGATTGGGATAATGGAATACCTACTGAAAACTATTTTAAAGAGTTATTTAGAGTTTCTAAAAATCAAATTATTTGGGGTGGCAATTACTTTCCTTTTATTTGGAATTATGGAGGTAAAGGATTTATTTATTGGCACAAAGGAAACCCAGTGCCTAATTTTTCAGATGGAGAGTTGGCTTGGACTTCTTTTAATAAAGTGGCAAAGCAAATTGATTATAGATATTATGGAAATTTAGAAGGAAATACATCTGCAAGCAAAAAACACCACCCGACTCAAAAGCCCATACAAATTTATGAATGGCTCTTAGATCATTATGCAGAAAAAGAAAACAAGATACTTGATACTCATTTGGGTAGTGGAAGCATAGCAATAGCTTGTCATAATTTAGGCTACGATTTAACAGCTTGTGAACTTGACAAAGAGTATTTTGATGCAGCTATGAAAAGACTTAAAAACCATCAAGCTCAACTTAGGATGTTTTAAAAAAAATAGAGCCATAAAATGAAAAAACAATATATACTAATGAGAAAACAAAAACAGTTTGACTATCAACTACTATATAACTACTACATAAGTAAAGGAGGTGTAAACATAGACCCTAATAACTTTATAAGAATAATAAACACAGTAAGGAAAATAGACATACTAAACGGACTAGATTCTGAATTTGGTTTAGTAGCATTACAAGACAAAGATGGTAAAGAGATACTGGTAATAAATTAAATTATGGAGCATTATATAAAACCAATGATAAAAGTGAATAGTGTGTCTGGCGGAAAAACATCATCGTATTTAGCAAAACACTATCCAGCGGATTACAATTTATTTTCATTGGTAAGAATTGAAGATAAAAAATGCACACCTAAAGATAAAAAACTTGTTAAATTAGTTAGCGATAAAATCGGAATGGAATTTGTAGCAACGGCTGAAAGTGATTTAACTTTGAAAGTGATTTTAGATTTAGAGCAATTAATCGGAACGGAAATAAAATGGCTGACTGGCAAAACATTTGAGCAAATTATAAAAGACAAGTCAAATTATTTGCCAAACCAAATGACAAGATTTTGCACTACTGAAATGAAATTAAAACCTATCGCAGAATTTTGTAGAAATGAAATCAAAGAAATTGTATCAACAAGGTTAGGTATTAGATATGATGAATCGCATAGAGTAAATTATGAAAATACAATTTTTAAGTTCCATAATGGTTTTTCAGATAATGGCAGAAATAAATGGATATTTGAAAAATATAGAGAGGTAGAATATCCATTAGTTGATGATAAAATAGAACATTATGAAATTTATAAATGGAGTTTAAATTCTGGAATAAATTTTCCTAAAGACAGTAATTGCGTAGGTTGTTTCCATAAGCCAGTGCAACAATTAAGAAAAAACTGGGATGACGAACCGTTGAAAATGCAATGGTTTGCTGACCAAGAAAAAGGTAAGGGTAAATTCAAAAAAGAAATGTCTATGAATAAAATTAAGAAAATAGGATTGCAAACTGATTTTATCTTTGGCGTAGGGTCTGGGTGCAATTCTGGCGGCTGTACAGATTGACAATGTACCATAACAACAGATACAACCAACATTTAACAAACAGCCAAACAAATTGTTTTTAATTAGTAAACTAATCTAAACTGATTATGGATAACAGAGTAAACAACAAAGGCACTATAGGAAACAAAGGAGGCAGACCTAGCAAGAGTGACGAGGTTGCAATGATTGAAAAGCTAACGCCAATGTTAAGCAAGGCATACGAAGCATTAGAAAAAGGTGTAGAAGCTGGGGATTTTAAGTTTGTTCAGTTATACTTTAATTACTATGCTGGTAAGCCAAAAGAAACTAGAGACTTAAACGTAAACCAAGAACAGCCTATTTTCTACATAGGAGAAGAATAAGAAACTTTATGGATGAATTTGTAGTAACTACTGCAATTAAAAAGATGTACGCTCTAAAGGCTCGTAAAAGGGTTATTCAAGGGGGTACTTCTGCTGGTAAGACTTTTGGAATACTTCCTATATTAATTAACCAAGCTATAGAGAATCCAGACTTGGAAATATCTGTAGTGGCAGAAAGCATACCTAGTTTGCGTAGAGGTGCATTAAAAGATTTTTTGAAAATTATGTTAATGCTTAGGGTGTATAGGGATGGGCAGTTTAATAAAAGCACTTTAAAATACACCTTTGTAAATGGAAGTTATATAGAGTTCTTTAGTGTAGACCAACCCGACAAGCTAAGAGGGGCTAGGCGTAATGTACTATATGTTAATGAGGCGAATAATATACCATTTGAATCTTACAATCAATTAGCAGTAAGAACAAGCGGCACTATATGGATTGACTTTAACCCTACATCAGAATTTTGGGCACACAAGGAAGTACTTGTAGAACCAGATAGTGAATTTGTTATATTAACCTACAAGGATAATGAAGCATTACCAAGTACAATAATAGAAGAAATAGAGAGAGCAAAGAAGAAAGCTACCACATCTACTTATTGGTCTAATTGGTGGCAAGTATATGGATTGGGTCAAGTAGGTTCATTAGAAGGCGTATGTATCACAGATTGGAAAGAATTAAACACACTACCAGAAGAGGCTAGGTTACTATGTGGAGGTTTAGACTGGGGGTACAGCAACGACCCTAGTAGTTATATAAGACTATATAAATGGAACAATGCTTATATATTTGATGAGGTCTTTTATCAGAAGGGTTTACTTAACTCAGAAATTAGCAATCTATTAAAGACACACGAAAGCACAGAGTTAATATACGCGGATAGTGCAGAGCCTAAAAGTATAGCAGAGTTAAACAGTTACGGACACACCTTGCTTCCAGTATCTAAAGGCAGAGACAGTATTGTATATGGTATAAACCTCATCAATCAAAATGAAGTATATGTAACTGCTAGAAGTAAGAACCTTATAAACGAATTAAGAAACTACATCTGGTTAAAAGACAAAGAAGGGAACAAACTAAACAAACCTATTGATGCTTGGAACCACGCAATAGACAGTTGTAGATATGCTTTAACTAGCCAATTAGCAGACCCACACAAAGGGGAGTATCATATATATTAAAAGTTATACCCGATAAGGTATGATTTACAGCAAATTAACGTATATTATACCCGATAAGGTATTGTTTATACCACATTAACAAATGTTAAAGTTATGTTAAAGTTTATAATAACTTGTTTATATCTAAATAAGGGTTGTATATTTGAGTATCAATAACAAACTAAAAAAAATATTATGACACTTAGATTCGGAAAGCACAAAGGACAACAATTTGAAAACACACCAAAAAATTATCAAGATTGGTTGTTGAAACAAGATTGGTTTAAAGCACCTAAACAAGAAGTACCATTACATAGACAATCTTTAAGTGGTTGGGATGGTTATGGTAAAAGAGGACAAGCTATCTATGATGCTATATTTGATAACGATTGCTTAGACCAAGATTTGACTGATGGCGAACTATACTTAAAATACAACCCATCTAATGATGAAAATGATGTAGACGAATGCGAACCAACATACGGGGAATTTTTATAAGCAGAATTGCATTCCAGATTATCCAACATTAAAAAAAAAATAAATCAAAGGGGGCTTTTACACCCCCTTTAAATAAACATTATGGAAAATAAAAATTGGACTCCAAAAGTAAATGAAATAGTATTTTGGGGATGTGATGTTGTGCAAGTTATGACTATGAATTTTAGTGGTAAAGTTGCCGTAAAAATAATAGGGGCTAACAAGAAGAGTAAAATAGTTAGAAACGTATATGCTTGCCAATTAGAGCAAATATTTTAAGATAAAAACAATGGGGGTGTAAAAGCCCCCTTAATTTTAACAAAACAAACATTATGAAAATTAGAATACTTCAAATCATTATAGGCTGTTTGCTTATAATATTATTTACCAGCTTATTCTTTGCTTTAATAAATCTACTATGCTTTTTATTTCTTAACCCTTTAATTACTATTATAAGTGGGATTACTTTTATGGTAGTCTTTTATATAGGCTTAAAACTTTATGACAAATGGAACCAATAGAATGGGCTTGGCAGAATGATATAACTATTTATCCAGTACCTATACCTAAAAG